CATTTTCAACCTTTCGTTTTTTATCTGGTACTACTAAGCCACGGTCGTGTGCTTCATTAAAAATTGCCATCTCAATCATTGCTACTGAACCCATTACTGTTGGAAGCAGTACTGTATTCTCATGTGCAAGTTGATTAGCTAATTCTAAAAACTTTAGTTTGTTGTGAATCTTCACCAACAACATTGTATCTTGTCTATTGTATTCAATGAACTTTTTAAAGTCTTTGTTATACAATTGATCAAGCGTGCCTTCATATTGAGTTTTATTCTCTCCAACTTCCAACTCGCCAATAGCATCTAGTTTATAGCTATGTCTAGATTCATAGTTATACTTTTTGTATAACTGTAAATAGTCCATATGAACACGACCAACTAAGTCATAAGTTTTTTCTTCTTTACCAAATCTTTCATATGTGCGAGGTTTAGGAAATTGTCCTAGCAGACAAAATTTTCTAGTATCATCTTTACTCATTACGCGAGTAACACGATTTACCATGTAGGGTATATCGTATCCCTCTGAGTTCCAACCCGTCATAACATCAGCATCTTCAATCAGTTGAAAGAAGGTATCAAACATTTCTTTTTCAGAATTGCAAAGAAAACAATTAGGAAACTCTCTAACTATTTCCCAAGCAGTTTCTGGTGTCATGTGATTGGGGGCAATGACTAGTGTAATACATTGGTCAAGCCAATCCAAATAACAACTGATTGCAGTTACTGGATTAAAAGGATCTGTAGTAGGAGAGAATCCCCTGTCTGGATCGAAGTCAACCTCAATGTCAAAAAAGCATGTATGAAGCTTTGGGGCATCAACACCAAGATAGTTTTCACTTAGACAACGAAAAACTATAGGAACATCACTTTCAAATAATTTCTTATTTGAGTGAATTCGCTTTTCTTTTTCAAACTCTTGCCGTTTCCTAGTAGAGAATCTACTAACTGGATCATTATACAGACTGCGATACTTACCCTTATGATCGCTGTAATAAAAAGTGTAGTTAGTAGGATACTCTTTGTATTGACGCTTACCATTGGTATCACGTTCTACGACAAAAATACGGTCGTTGTCTTTACTATGAACCGCATCTACATACGACATTAAAGGGTTTTGCCTACAGTTTCAAGTAGATCGTTTAGTTCTTCGTGGTCTTTGTTGGTTTGTGTTAGGCTTGCTTTGTGGGCAATGCGGATAGCTTTTTTGAGAGTAGCTGGTTTTACTTCAAGTTCGTCTGCAATAGCTTTGATAGTATCAGTTAGCCCACCCTGTAGCGTATCAATCTCATGCAACACGGACATACCTTCATTTACCAATTGAACCAATTTCAATTTTTGTTCTGCGCTAAAAACTCTGTTAGTCATGATTTTCCTTTATTAAAATAGTTATTATATCTTTATTACTCTGCAAAGTCAACATCTACCTGCTTGCGTTCTACAATCTTTTTGACCATTGTATGTAAGCCAGGATTAACTTTAAGTGCGTGTGGCATTAGTTCTTTTCTAATGTAATTTCTGGTGTAACTAGTGTCATCATTACTTAAGTCTTGACACCATACAATATTTTTACGATTGCACCACTCTACAAATTCACTTTTGCGTGTGGTTAAGAATGGACGAACAACATTGTTTCTAGTAGAGGGAATGACTTTTGGAGTGCCAGTGATTGCAGAGTGTAGATAAGTTTCTACACAATCATCTAAATGATGCCCAGTGATAACGGGTCCTAACCCATTCAAGCTGGATAAGAAATTGTACCGCTCATTTCTCCAAAACTCTTCCCAGCTTAATTTGGGATCTTTTTCTTTGTTGAGCATACCAACAATCAAGGGCAAATCACGTTGGGTACAGAATTTACTCACAAATTCGCCGGCACGCTCACTGTTTTCAGTACCATGATGGTAAAAAGCACAGGTAACGTCATGCTTTCTGCTTAAAAAGTCTGTAATAGCTACACTATCGACACCGCCACTTAGAGCTACCGTGACTTGTTTGGGCAGGGGAAATAGAAGTTTTAACATTTTGGGTAAAAAGACATAGCTTATAATAAGCTATTATAACACAATGTTATATATGGATCAACTGTTTAGGTAACCAAATTATTGAAAAATATGATGATTCTTTTCGCCATATATTTTAATATACTTACCAGCCATAGCGTCCGCCATCACTTCAATTGGACTGCCAGGATAGCTATCACCTGGTTTAATCATGTTAAGTTCGCCCTGTCTAACATGAACCAACTCGTGGAAAACTGTTCGGAGCATATCTACTAAATTTCTATTATTAGCATATACCCAAATACTACCACTACCTTCTACATGCCCGCCGGTGTGATGATTAGTTTGCGCTTCTTCAGTGTCCATGCTTAACTCAATCGTAGGCATTGACTTGATATTTAATTTCTTACCTGCCCATTGTGCGAATTTATCTACTTCTTGTTGAATGTCTAAATTGGATGAATCAGTTTTTATATCTTCAGATAAATATTCTTCTAATTTCCAACCTTCTCCTTCTAGAGTAGAAATCAACATCCATATTCCAGTATATGCCTTTGCAGCATCAGCACCATTATTAAAAAATATAGTATTAGTTATATTGATGCCATCTATGTTGGTAAATTCTGCTGCTTCTGGAAATCTACTACCATCTGCAAATTCTATAGTATCTATCTTATTATTATTGTCTAAGTGTATTTTTACTATTTTTTTAGGTTTTACAAATCCTGCTAGTTCAATTCTACTAGGATGGTTAGAGTTATTAATGCCTGGCACAACAGTGGCATTCAATATAGCTATCTGTTCTCCAACCTCAATAGTTACAGTATCACGTTGATCGTATTGTTTAAATTTTTTACTAAATGCTTCAGCTTGAGATTTGCTTTTTGCAAATTGATTTTTAGACTCATTTATGGAATCAATAAAGATAGTGTTATAATTATCTACCCATTTTCTAGTCATACCTCTATTTGACGATTTTGGACTGTGTGCCCATTTTTTATAATGATTCATTGACTCAAAAAAATTAACTTTAAAGTCATTTATAGTATAGCCTTCGTCTAATTTATTTTTAATCCATTGATCAGGGGTGCTTTGATATGTTTTTACAAATAAATCATTTAGTGCTTTGTGGCTAAGGTTATGTTTACTAGCAATAGAGCGTGTTAGTTGATCTATGGTATTATAGTTATGCTTACGCAATGAGGGTAGCCTTTTGGCTAACTCAAGTGCAGGGCTCTCTATAATAAATTCTGTATATCTCATATTATCGTGATTGTGCTGAATCAAACCATGGATCAACGATGACTAGTGTGCCATCTTTACGCTGCATAACATTTTCGGTATGCAAATCCCATCCTATCTTATTTATCTGACCAGTCTTATACAAAATCTGCATAACTGTATAAAGAGTCTCGTATTGTTCTTCTTCGGCTGGACTCATACCATCAACTTTTGAAGCAAATTGATTAGCGTATCTACTAAAATGTTCGCTACTTACCCATATGCCAGGATCAGATAGTTCCTCTTTAACTTGTGACCATGGATTGTTAGTCATAGCATAATCGCTTAGAAACCAAACCATGCCCTCTGCAAAAGTGTTCTTTCTAATTGGATACAATCGCTCCATTGAAACTAGTGTGAATTCACGATCACCAATATTAAAAGTTTTGTGATGTTGACCATCTACGCCAATGGCCATAAATTTAGGTAGACAAGCTATATCTTGATGTTGTTGGCAAAAATTATAAAATGATTTGAAAGTTTCAGCAGCGGCTGATGTAGTGTTATCAGGCATTAAAATTTTAATAACGCTGGCTTCATCTTTTGCCCAAACAGTAGCATCAGCACCTGAACCCAATTTCTTATATCCAGCTTGTGTAAGCACTTTAGATATTTCTCGGCTAGCAGGTGTGTTTTTTTCGGCTTCTGTGGTTAAGTCTCGTATACGCATTAAGTATTTATTCTTCTTTGGCAGTATTACCGCATTTTTTACGTTTGGACTCAGTTAAATAGCCAAAATCTGTGCGCCATTCTAAGCTTGGTAGCAGTTCATTAGCATTGCTAGGTAATTCAAATTTAATACCCGCTTCTCGTTCGATCATTTCAACAGATGTTCTAAACTGAGTTAAATTCGTACCCAAATTACTGTATGGTGCATCGTGAGGGAAAGCCCAAGCTGCGACTTCACCAGTATGATTATTGATTACTATCTTATAGTATACACGGGGAACTACAACACCACTGCCTATTTTCTTATCTTTTTTCTTATATACACTGCCTGAATAAATTGTAAATGATTGATTGGTATTTAATACCCAACTTCTTACACTTGTTTCTAATAATTTCCAAATACCACGGTTGAGACTGGGAGCTTGTGGGGTCATGTTAGTCATTAAAAACGATTCATATTCTACTTGCTTACTATAACTCATGTCACCATTAGGAGCCAAATGTCCCTTATCATATCCAGTACCAACATAATCTTGTAAAGTTGGACCATTGGGAATACTTTCATCAGCGTCAAAGGCGTTAGTGCGAACTACACATCCTAGCACGTTTTCTGGACGTAGAGTATATGCTACTACTTTAGGTATTTTAGCAGCAGGATCATACATAGATAAGTATCCCTCTCTGCATATAAACTTGACAGGAGTAGAACTTTCAGGTAGACCATATGGAGTATGTATGCTACAACTTGCTACAGGAAGTGGTGGTCTTTGTGTCCAAGCATGTGAAGCAGTAGAGACGATAGTAAGCAATACGATAGCTATTAGTTTTTTCATGGTTACATCACAAAGACTTTACCAACACTACTACTCAATACATCGTCAAACATCATTTGCATATCCCCCGCTAACATTTCACTAGCATGTGCGCGGTCACTTTCATCACGGAATTCAGGTTTGATGTTCATAAAATTACTAGGATTTCCCCATGCCTTACGACCATATCCTAAATTACTTGGTAATGGATTTAGTGTAACTTTTCCTGTACCTAAGTATTGAGCAAATAGTTCATATAAGAATTCATATGGGCGACGAATTTCACCACTACGACTACTACGCTGAGTACCAATAGCATTGAATAGTGCGTTGTATTCTGGAGTTAAATTATTATTCATTTGCTCTGATTTTGGTTTCCCCAAATAGGTCGAACTTGGACCTCTATCAACTTTACCATAATATTCTCCTAGTGTAGAATTAATGGTAGTAAAGAAATGTTTCTCTGCCTCTCCCCACGCACTCCAGCCTCGATTACCTCTATTACCTGCTTGTATAGCATGACCAAATCTATGTGCCATCATCCATGGAGTTAGCATTACTTTTCTATCACCTTTATTACCAACAAACACTACGGTAATTTGATCTTCACTATCTTGAAGTATTGCGTCGGCTTGGTGACCAAATACTTTTTTAATTTGTTCTGGTGTCATAGGCCCATGTTCGCTATACTTACCAGTGCCTGGTATGTTACTAAAGAATAGACGGAAGTCATATGGAGTTTGTTCAAAGAACTTTGTAGCTTTCTCTATGTTCTTGGGATGTGGTACAAGTTTCTTATCAGTACCCTGAAATGGTCCTGGCTTAGTAAAGTCACCCATAGTCTTATAGGTTGACAGTGCCATTTCATCTAATGACCCAGATACAAACAATGGTCCAGAAACTAAATTAGTGCTTCTTTCAGCATACATACCTTCTTGCATTTTTTCTACAAATTCTGCTGTTAAATCACGGGCACGAAGTCCACCTCTGGGTATTAAATGAACTTCTATTGGTTCATCACCTTCTAGCTTTTTAATGGCAGTTATACGATTGCGGCCTTCATGCCCTGCTACTTGTGCAAACTTACTAAAGTCACTGTCGTCCCATTCTTGAGGAATTTTAATTTCTAAGAATGGTGAACCAATCGCACCGCCATCTGCAATATACTTTTCTAATTCTGCGCTGTGTGGTTGACCAAGTGGCAGAGCCAGCTTTAAAAATATACTGGGCTTCATCTTGACTCTAAGACCAAAATAATCTATCTCTTGGTTATAGGGCGTGGCACCGGCACCTTTTACATTGTCGATTGTAACTTCAGTAATAAATTCTGTTGCTCTCATTTCCACCCTTTACCTACTACATCACTATACCATGGATCAGCAGCAACGATTGTACCATCTGACCTTTTTAACCAGTTACCACTGTGTAAATCTATCGATAGGTTTGGTAAGTTATATTTATTTTTATATTCGCTACGCGCAGCGTCTAGTAATTTTATACATTTTTTGATACTTTCAATACTATTCTTATTTGGATCAATGACACCTCTTTTAACCAATCTATCATACTCTCTTGTCATCCTGGGAGTGATAGTTCTATAAACCATATCTTCTAGTAGATATCCCAAATCTGTATTTATTGGGTATAATCTTTCCATTCTTACTTGAACTACATCTGCGCCTACATCTATACCATGAACGATAGGCAAGTGCGGGCTTTTATATCCATTATGAACTAAGAAATCTACAAACGCAACTGTAGAATCAAGATGGTGTTTTTTAGCTGCATTGCGGCCGCCGCCAACCACTTTAACTACTTTATCGGGATCATCTAAATGTTGCCATACAGAACCAGTTGCACCTTTTGGAATTATTTTCCCGCCACCAGGAGAAACCCATTTACCAGCGCCAGTTTGTTGAATAGTTTTATTAACGAAGGCAGGGGAGAGTTCGTCCAGTTCTATATTTTCAATAATAAATTCTGTTGCTCTCATAAGTAATTAAATTACGCTCTAGCTTTCTTTAGAATACTACGAAGCATCCATGCATGTTTTGCGTGAGCATCTAATCTTTCGGCAATAAAGTTAGCGATACCTTGTTTGTTTTCTTCTTCAGCAGCGGCAAAACATGTATTCAATAAGTCGATAATTTTAGCATTATCTTCTGCTAACTCTGCCATCATTAATTCGGCTCTGGGAACTTTAAGTTGGTCTTGTATGATAGATAATTCATGAAAGCGAGTTAAACTACCTGGAGCATAAACATCTAGTGTTCTAATATACTCTGCTGTCTTATCAATACTGTTA